AAGTGGCAACGGATGAGTGCATGGATTGGATTAAGAACTACATGGAATCCGAAGAAGTGTTGGAGCCTCGATTCATGCCGATGATTGAAAAGCCGACAGCATGGAGCAAGAAAAACTTTTTTAATGGCGGGTACGCGATTGAGGGATTTCCGCAAAAGTTTGTCAAAAGCCGGGCAAGCCGCTTGGACAAAGAGTTGTCTGAGGTCGAGATGCCTGTTGTGTACGCTTGCGCTAACTCTCTTCAGGGGACCGCTTGGAAGGTAAGCAAGTGGGTTTACGAAATCATGCGGGATTATTGGGACCGTGGCCTTAGCGAGGGGGACGATCTTCCCATAAACTACATGGTCCCGATGCCAGAAAAGCCTTACAGGGCTTCGAAAGACTATAAAAAAGAAGCTTGGAGGGCCTATAAAAAACAAGCGGCTTTTGCGTTTACCATAAACAGCCGACTAAAAGCCAAGCGTATATCCATTTGCCAGACCATATACATGGCTCACAAGTTTCTAGAAAAAGAAAGAATTTACTTCCCGGTTCAGTTGGATTTTAGGGGAAGATGCTATTACTTGCCGTCGTTTTTAAACCCGCAAGGATCGGACTACGCCCGGGCCTTGTTGGAGTTTGCCGACGGTGAGGCGCTGACTGAGGAAGGGGCCCGGTGGTTCCGAATCTACGGGGCTAACTTGTTTGGGAACGACAAGGTAACCCACCAAGAGCGTATTGATTGGGTTGGCCAAAATGTCAGCAAGATACAGGCTTCTGCCGCCGACCCGTACCAATGCAAATGGTGGCAACAAGCAAAAAGTAGATGGCAGTTTTTACGGTGGTGCAAAGAGTACTCGGAGTTTTTGGCAGACCCATCTTACAAGGTAAGAACTCCCGTGACGGTGGACTGCACCTCCTCAGGGTTGCAAGTTTTGGCGCTTCTTACCCGGGACAGCGACTTGGCGACCAGAACAAATCTGACCAACTCCCCACGGCTATACGATGTATATACAGAGGCTTTGTTTGAGTTTATGGGGCAAATGCAGAGCCAGCCAGAAAACCATGTAGCACGTTTGTGGCTACAGCTTGCTCCTGACCGCTCCCTAACCAAGCCGTGCGTTATGACGATTCCGTATGGCGGCACACGTTATAGCACCCAACGGGCGGCGGATGAGTGGCTCCGATCCAAGATGTCAAAGTTTGGCGAGTTAAAAGAATCAAAAGACTTGTGGCCTATGGCTTCTCTTTTCACAAACGAGATTCGAAAAGTAGCCGCCAAGCTTTTGCCGAAAGCGGTTGAGTGCATGGAGTGGATGACAAAAGTAGCCAAGGCTTCGGCGTCGAACAAAAACAGTTTGTCTTGGGCTTCACCGAGCGGCTTCGTTGTCATTCAGCCGTACATGAAAAGCAAAAGCATAACGGTAAAGACATCCCTTGCCGGGTCCTGTAGATTTTTTATGTTGCGCGAAGACAGCGAAAAATTTGTGGACGTGGAAAAACAGTACAAAAGCGTAGCCCCAAATTTTATTCATTCTCTTGACGCATCCGTCGTCCACCTTGCGTTTAGCAACGTAAACTTTCCCGCCGTGGCTATTCACGATTGCTACGGGGCCCACGCAAATAACATGGAAGCTTTAAGTAAAAGCGTGAAAGAAGCGTTTGTAAAAGTATTCTCATCCAACAATTTACAGTTGTTTCAAACTGCCATAAGCAATTCTAATAAAGAGATAAGCACAGCTTCTACGTTTGTTTTGGGGAGTTTTGATCCTTGCCTGATACGCGATGCGGCATACACTTTTGGTTAGAGAAACAAAGGTTGAGCTTTTGCTCGGCCTAAACAGAAAGGAAGGAAGGTACATGAGCGATACACGACAAGTGCGGATGATCAGCCCGAAAGGGATTGCATCATTCCCTAAACTCAACGAGCCCGATACCAAGTTCAAGCCCGAAGGCGAGTACTCGGTTAATCTTTTGGTTTCCCCTGAGGAAGCCAAAGAGTTTGCGGCCAAAGTAAAAGAAGTGGTCAAAGGTTATTACAAAGAGCAATGCGCTCTTCTTAAAAAGAAAGAGCTCAAGCTTGCTGACCTCCCCATCAAAAATGATACCGACAAGGAAGGCAACGAAACGGGAAAGATTCGGATTAAGTTCGCCCTTGCCGCTAAAATCAAAAGCAAAAAGAGCGGTAAGGAATGGGAACAGCGCCCTGCCTTGTTCGACGCTAAAAACAAACCCATGAACGAACGTGTTGGCGGCGGCTCGGTCATCCGAGTGGCTACTGACGTGTTTCCTTGGTACACCCCGGCTCTTGGCGTTGGCGTAAGCTTGCGTTGCAAGGCTGTTCAGGTCCTTGACCTCAAGGCCCCGGGCGGTCCCTCGCAAAGTGAGAATTACGGCTTTACTGCCGAAGAGGAAGGTTACGTTTCGGGAGGCGAAAGCTTCTCTGACGACATCTTCGAAAAGAAGTCCACGGCCCCCGTCGAGGCCAATGCCGACTTCTAAATATCGCTCAAAGCTAGAATCTCAGATTGCATCCCACCTCACACGGGGTGGGGTGCAGTTTGGGTATGAAAGCATGAGCTTTCCGTACGTCAAAGAGTGTCGTTACACACCCGACTTCTTTTTGCCTACGGGAATCATAATCGAGGCTAAGGGCTGGTTCAGATCAGAAGACAGATCAAAGCTTTTGGCAGTTAAAGCCCAAAACCCCGGTTTGGATATTCGTCTGGTGTTCCAAAACGCCAGAAACCGTCTTAACAAAAACAGCAAAACAACTTACGGAGATTGGGCAACCAAAAACGGTTTCCAGTTTTCGGACGGCGGGAGAATCCCTGCCGATTGGATTAAGGAGGGAACACAACTTGAAGTACAAAGATTACACGGACTTCCTGAACAAGTTTGAGGCTAGGTTCGGGAATAAACCCACAAGTATTGGGTTACCTGAGGTCGAGTTTAAGGAGCTCGAAAAAGATTTAGAGGACCTTGCCCCGGTGGCTTACAGCGCCGACTACAGCAACGAGGGCGAGATAAAACTAAACGGAGTTGTTGTCAAAAACAGCGGGAGGAACGATGGAGCAAGAGTCCAATTTCGTACAACATGAGCCGTGTCCTAAATGCGGTTCTAGCGATGCTCTTTCTCGTTATGATGATGGTCACGGTTATTGTTTCTCTTGTGCTTCCTACGAGCACGGGAAAGGGATTCCCATTCAACCAAGAAAGGCCCCCATGCAAATAGAAGGATTTGTCGAAGGTGAGATTACTGGTTTAAGCAAACGGCATCTTACTGAAGAGACTTGCCAAAAGTGGGACTACAGAGTTGGTCAGTACTTTGGCAGGGCGGTTCAGATTGCTAACTACAAGGATCAGGACGGTAACGTCATCGCCCAAAAGATAAGGTTCCCTAACAAGGACTTTAAACTTATTGGGGACGGCCAACGTATGGGCCTATTTGGGATGCACCTTTGGAAGGGGTCCTATAAGATGGTTACGGTGACTGAAGGCGAGATTGACGCCCTGTCTTTGAGCCAAGTTCAAAACCACAAGTGGCCAGTTGTGAGCGTTCCCAACGGAGCGCAGGGAGCGGCCAAAGCCGTAGCCCGGAATCTTGAGTATCTTGAGCAATTCGAAACCGTAGTGTTCATGTTCGACAACGACGAACCGGGACGCAAGGCGGCTCAGGAATGCGCGGCGCTGATGAGCCCACGCAAGGCTAAGATTGCCGCCCTTCCCTTGAAGGATGCAAACGATATGCTTGTTGCCGAGCGCGGCGGAGAGCTTATCGAGGCCATGTGGAGGGCAAAGGATTACCGCCCTGACGGCATTGTAGGCGGAGCGGACCTTTGGGATTACATCACTAAGGTGGATCAAAGCGAAGCCGTTTCTTACCCTTTTGAGGGGTTGACCGCGATGACACACGGGCTACGCAAGGGCGAGCTTGTGACTATCACGGCGGGAAGCGGGATAGGTAAAAGCCAGATATGCCGGGAGGTTTGCCATTGGCTTCTTACCCACGGGCAAGCGGTTGGCTACATTGCCCTTGAGGAAAGCGTTAGGCGAACAGCTTTGGGCATCCTCGGGATTGAGATGAGCACCCCGCTCCATCTTCGCTTAAAGGAGGTCCCGCAAGATGAGATTAAGAAGGCGTATGATGCGTGCCTTTCAACGGGCCGCTTCTTTACCTACGATCACTTCGGATCGCTGGACTCCGACAACCTGATCAACCGCATCCGCTACATGGTCAAAGGGTGCGGGTGCGGGTGGATCATTTTGGACCACCTTTCGATTGTGGTGTCGGGCATGGGCGAGGGTGATGAGCGCCGCCTTATTGATAACACTTTTCTC